TAGGAATGGATGATATGGACGGTGGAGACATCGAAGGTATGGGCGATGAAGCTCCCCTCGAAGAACCTGCTGACGATATGGAAGTACCTGGTGGTGATGAAGAAGAAATTGATCTTGACGAACTTCTTGCAGAACTAGAAGCTACTGTAGCTGAAGGTGAAGACAAAGATGAGAGTGTGGAAGAAGAAAAAGTAGAGGAAGTATCAACTGCTAACTCAACTGAAGTTCAAGACACGGCTGATTCTCAAGCTCAAGGAACAAACATCAATCGAGTTGTAAGTGAAGAAGAATTAAAAGAAGCTTTAGAGACAATCGAGCAACTTAAAAAAGACCTTCACGAAACAAATCTTCTTAACTCTAAATTACTTTATGTAAATAAGATCTTTAAGGCAAATAACCTTACAGAGTCACAAAAAGTTAACGTAATTGCTGCTTTCGACAAAGCTGAAACAGTCAAAGAAGTTAAACTTGTATTTGAAACGGTTTCCGAAAATGTAGTTATTACTAAAAAAGGAAACGTTACTGAATCAAAATTAAAAGGTATGGCATCTAAAGCTACTGGAACAACTGCTTCTAAACCAGAAGTAATTTCAGAAGTGTCTGATGCTGTTCGTAGAATGCAAAAATTAGCTGGAATAATTAAATAATTAAATTAAAACATGGAAATTAACAACCTATTAGAAAGCTCGAACAACTATAAAAGTGTTCAAGCAGATGCTGCTAAATTAGCAGAAAAATGGAAAGCATCCGGTTTGTTAGAAGGTATCAAAGATGAGCGCTATTCAAATAACATGGCAATGATCCTTGAAAACCAAGCAAAACAAATCGTTGCTGAAGCAAATAGCACTAACGTTGGTGGTGGATCATTCACTGCTGGTGCTGGTGAGCAATGGGCTGGAGTAGCTCTACCTCTTGTAAGAAAGGTATTCGCTCAAATCGTAGCTCAAGACTTCGTATCTGTACAACCAATGAACTTACCTTCTGGTCTAGTATTTTATCTAGATTTCAAATACGGTACTGCAACAAACGGTAGAGGAGACGGAGACAACATGTACGGTAACGTATCAACTGCTAATGACAAAATGTCAGTAGATGAAGACGTAGATGGAGGTTTATACGGAGCTGGACAGTTCGGTTACTCTATCAACCAAGCTTCTGCTGCTGGAACAGCTGTTGTTGCCGCTGCAACTTCAGGATCAGTAAACCACGAAGTAGGTGTAGATATCGCTGCTTTAGAAACAGTATCTATTCCTTTAGCTTCTTTAGCTAATGCTGATGAAACAGGAGTAAGAGCATTCAGATTATCTTCTGGAGCAGTTCTTGCACAGTATACTGCAATCGTAGGATCTAACGTAGTATTCGTTACTGCTGCAGGCGTTGTTGTAAACGGTGCATCAGAAACTGTAAAATACCACAAACAACCAGTTGACAACGACAGAGGAGACTTTGAAGCTGATTCAACTGCAGCAGTAGATTCTTCTATTACTATCCCAGAAATCGATGTTAAACTTGCTTCTGAGGCAATTGTTGCTAAGACTAGAAAGTTAAAGGCACAATGGACACCAGAATTTGCACAGGATCTTAACGCATATCACTCTATCGATGCAGAAGCTGAATTGACTTCACTATTAAGTGAGTACATTTCAATGGAAATCGACTTAGAGATTTTAGATATGTTGATCTCTGGAGCAAAAACTACTGAAAAGTGGTCTGCTGAGAATAACAAAGTATGGAATGGTACAGCTTGGACTACTTCAACTTCTGATTTCTACAATACTCAAGGACAATGGTTCCAAACTTTAGGAACTAAAATCCAAAAAGTATCTAACAAAATTCACCAGAAAACGTTAAGAGGTGGAGCAAACTTCTTAGTATGTTCTCCAACTGTAGCTACAATCTTAGAATCTATTCCAGGATATGCAGCAGCAACTGACGGAGATCAGGCAGAATTTAACATGGGAGTACAAAAAGTAGGAGCTTTAGCTAACCGCTTCAAAGTATACAAAAACCCATACATGACTGAAAACACAATCCTTATGGGTTACAGAGGTTCTCAGTTCTTGGAAACTGGTGCAGTATATGCTCCTTATGTTCCATTAATGATGACTCCATTAGTATACGATCCAGAAACCTTCACTCCAAGAAAAGGTTTAATGACTCGTTATGCTAAGAAAATGATTCGTCCAGAATTCTATGGTAGAATTTTTGTTTCTGACTCTGCTCAGATATAATTAATACCTTAGTATATAATTAAGAGAGGCCTTCGGGCCTCTTTTTTTTTATCCTATTTATTAATAAACCGTATTAAATGGCAAGTGTAACTATATGGAATGGGTCAGCAACATTTACTTCAGGCTCATCTACCCCTTTTGGCTTTTACGACAGCGATACTACATTTCAACTTGATGCTGAAAAGGTAGCTAAGTTCTGTGGTACACGTTTAGGGTATCCATTAATGGATGTTGAACTTCAAGATGATAATTTCTTTGCATGTTTTGAAGAAGCAGTTACAACTTACGGTAACGAAGTGTTTCAGTATAAGATTAGAGAAAACTACCTATCATTAGAAGGTTCAGATAGTACTTTAGGTACAGCTAATAACAAAATTATTAACCCTACATTAGATAGGATTGTTAATATAAGTAAAAACTACGGTACTGAAGCAGAAGTAGGAGGAAATGTAACTAGACATACAGGTTCTCTTGCAATGACTACTGGTCAACAGGAATATGATTTAGATGCTTGGGCAGTAGCTGCAGGAATAGCAGGTTCAATAGAAATCAGAAAAGTCTTTTATGAAGCACCTCCAGCTATTTTACGTTACTTTGATCCATATGCAGGTACTGGAACAGGTATTCAGTCAATGATGGATGCATTTGATTTTGGTTCATTCAGTCCCGGAGTTAACTTCTTACTTATGCCTGCATCATTTGATATATTAAAAGTACAAGCAATAGAATTTAATGATCAGATAAGAAGATCTACATACTCTTTTGAATTAGTTAATAATAAACTAAAAATATTTCCTATTCCTAAAGCGAATAGTAATTTAAGATTTGAGTATTATAAAGTAGATGATAAAAAAGCTGCTAGTTTCTTAAGCGGTGACGGACTAATTACTAATGTAGCTGAAGTGCCTTACGCAAATCCTACATATAGCCAAATCAACAGTGTAGGTAGACAGTGGGTTTATAGGTATACTCTAGCATTAGCTAAAGAATTACTAGCATACGTTAGAGGAAAGTACCAAACAGTACCAGTACCTGGCTCAGAAGCCACTCTAAATCAAGCTGATTTATTAACAGACGCTAGGACTGAAAGAGAAGCTTTACTAACTAACTTAAGAGAAATGTTAGATCAAACATCTAGACAGTCCCAACTAGAAAGAAGAGCAAATGAAGGAGAGAATTTAAGTAAAACTCTCAAAGAAGTACCAATGACAATCTTTATAGGATGATTAAGTTATCAGACATAGTATTAAGTGAAGCAAACTATACCCCATATAGGGTAATGGTCCAAGTAATTAGTAAAGACGCTAGCCCATCAGTAATAGCTGACCTTATTAGAGCGCTTCCCGGTGTAACTACATGTACAATAGCAGGTTCAGAAGCTAGCTCCAGTAGATACACGTTTAAAGTTAAACTTATTACTCAAAAACCACCTTCTGAAGCATTAGATGCTTTGAAAAAGAATGCTATGAGTAAATACACCGAAATAAATGCGTTTAAAGTAGCAGCAAACTCAGTTGAACGCATGAAACGACCAGGAGAATACTAATATGCTATTTGGATCCAATAGAGACTTCGATTTACTCGTTAATATTAACAGAGAACTACTAAAAGACATAGTAGAACAGGAGATTCTATACCATAAACTAAGCTTAGAAGATACAGACGTTAACCTATACGGGGAAGCAATGCAAAAGTCGTTCTGGAACGCAGTTAAACTTAATTGCCTTATAACTAGAGGTGATCAAGTAATAGATATACAAGAATTTGGACCAGATTTAGGTAGAGAAGCATCATTTGCATTTTTAAGACCTGATTTAGTCGATGTAAATACAGTTCCCGAAGTAGGAGACATAGTTCAATGGCATAATGACTTTTATGAGGTAGATACAGTAAGAGAGAATCAATTATTTTTAGGTAGAGATAAGAGCTACAACCTCACCTCCGCAACATCCGGGTTTGGCTCTTCTCTATCTATTATAGTCGATTGTCATTTAACAAGGGCTGATAAAGTCGGAATAGCAGAAGTAAGATAACATGGCAGATAACACACCAATACCTAAAACTCAAGAGCAACTATCACAAGAATCACTTGGATTAGATAGTACTGCACTAGATCCTGGTGTGAATAGAGCACTTCAAGTATCTAGAGCTTCAGATACAGTAGAAAACTTAACAATAGGTATAAAAGATATCGATGAAGCTATATTTTACTACTTTAATGAAGTACTTCGTCCAAGCGTAATACAGAACGGTAAAAAAATTAATGTTCCATTGGTATACGGTTCACCTGAAAGGTGGGCAGCTATGCAGAAAGACGGGTATTACCGTGATAAAAACGGTAAAATGCAGACTCCTTTAATAGTATTTAGGAGAGACAGTATAGAAAAGAATAGAGAGCTGGGAAATAAGCTGGATGGTAATAGACCAATTAACTATGGAGTGTTCGAAAAGAAGTTTTCCCAGAAAAACGTTTACGATAAGTTCGGATTACTTAACAATCGTGAACCAGTTAAAGAATATTATGCAGTAGCTATACCAGATTACGTTAATATCGTGTATTCTTGTATTATATTTACTGATTATGTAGAACAGAATAACAAGATTATTGAAGGAATTAATTTTGCTTCAGATTCATACTGGGGAAACCCATCTAAATTCAGATTTAGAGCAATGATAGATAACTATACTACATCGGCAGAGATAGTTGCAGGTAATGACCGTATAGTTAAGACTGAGTTTAATGTAAATTTACTTGGTCATATAATAACTGATGCAGTAAATGCTCAGGCCTACAATACTAAAAAGTATTTTTCAAAGGCAGCAGTTAAGGTTACAACTGAAGTAGTTAAAAATATTAATGATATTTAGTAAATGAGCAGAATAGACAGTATATTATCCGGTTCACTAGTCTTTAGAGATGGAGGTACGTATCTATCCGAGATAAGACCAGGTAGAAACAAGATCACAATAACTGGATCACTACAAGTTTCAGGTTCTAGCTTACTTCTCAATGGAAGTGACATAGGATTAAGACTAACTACACTTGAATCTGGACAAGGTGCTGATCAAGTTAAGTTTGGAGCTATAACTTTATGGACAGCTTCAATGTCAGACTGGTCTGCTTCTATAGATGAATACGTTGGTAACCTAAACGACATATCTAGTTCATTTAATAACTTTACAGGTTCTACCCAAACAAGGTTAGAAGAGCTAGAATATACTTCATCTTTACTAGATACCACCACTTCTGATATAAACAGTAGAGTAACTTCAATAGAAGGTAAGACTTTATTAAGTAGTTCAGCTCAGTTAGACGATTTAGGTTTCTTATCTGCAAGTATATCGGGAATTATATCAAGATCTGCTCAAATATCTGAATTAGGGTTTATTACTGGTAGTAAATTTGAAGAATTAAATGATATACCACAAGGTATCTTGTCTAGCTCAGTTCAAGTACAAGAATCTCTTTTTAATCAGGATTTAGATCTAGGAACAGGTAGAGTAGTAGCAGATAATATTGATATCTCTGGGAATATACAGATAGGAGGCGAAGATGTACTAGCTTTAATACGAAACATTGAAGTATTCGCTCATACAGGTTCATATGCCTCTGCTAATACCGATTTAGAGGTTACAGGCTCTTTTAATCTCAACTTTAATGGTGCAACTCAATATTTTAATATAAGTGTTGACGGAGAAGATAAAGTTAGGGTAAATGAAGAAGGAATACTACAGTTATTCCCTCATATCGACACACCATCCCCCGTAGAAGGAGGGATATTTTTTGGAAATGATGATAATCTCTATTTAGGAGTAAATGACTAATAGGGTATATTTATAATAAACTTAAATACACAACATGGCACAGTGGAAGAAGATAGTCGTATCGGGCAGTAATATATCCCAATTAAATAACGACATTAACTACGTTACATCTAGCGTAAACAATATTGTACTCTTAACAGGTTCATTTGAAGGTGAATTCACAGGAGATGGTGGCAATATTACTAATATTAACTACGTAAATATAGTTAATCAACCTACATTAGTATCTGGTTCTACTCAAATTGATATAACACAGACAACAGGGTATACTACCTTTAGTTCTTCAATTGCTACTGATCTAACAGCATTAGAAGATACTACTGTAACAGGAGGTAATGGAATTAGCACTTCAGGAACTTTAGGTTCTGGAGTTACTGTAGATGTTAATGTAGATGGTACTACAATTGAAGTAAACGGTTCAGATAACCTACAAGTAAAAGATTCTAGTATTGGCGCCACCCAATTAGATCAAGTTTTTACAGATAATAATGGAGTTGCAGGAGATTTTGGTTCTTCCACCCAAGTACCTGTATTAAGTATTGACGAACAAGGTCGTATTACTTCTGCTTCTTTATCAACCATAAGTACTACCTTAAGCATTTCAGGTGATTCAGGGACAGATTCAGTCTCTTTGATAGACGGAACGTTAGATTTCCAAGGAACAAACGGAATAACTACTACTGTAAGCGATGATAAAGTTACTTTAGCTTTAAATGCTGGAGTAGTATCTGGATCTACATTTAGTTCACCAAACCAAGGTACTTTAAGAACTACAACCAACGGAGTACAATCAGATATTGATTTAGGACTACAATCCGGAGACACTGTAACATTTGCAGGATTAAATGTTACTGGAGATACAACAGTAGATGGAAATTTAACAGTTAATGGAACGTTAACTACATTAAACACCACAAATACTGAAATTAAAGATAAATTTATACTACTTAACTCCGGATCATCTGACCCAGACGAGGCAGGACTTATTGTAGATGAAGGGTCAGGAACAGGTCACGCTTTAATTTTTGATAATGACGATTTAAGATGGGGGGTTAATCAATCTCTTTCTTCAACTGCAACTTCAGCAGACTCAGAAGCTTATGTTTCTTTAGTAGTTAGTGAAAATGACGTTGCACATGATATTAATGATACTGAATACCATAAAGAAGGTAATATAAAAATCGACGCATCAGGAAATATCTACATATACTCATAGAAATAAATAAATGTTATGGCAATAATACCTAATGGTAAAGTTATACAAGGAGAAGAAGCAAGAGCAAGAGTAACAGAACAGATATTAAAAAAATCAAGTCTTAATGAAAAAGAAATTAAGTTCATTATGACAAAGCTTAAAAGCGCTTCTTACCAAGGACATGAATTTGAAACTTTTTATGCAGTTTGGGTAAAATTAACTGCATTGATAGAAAATATTGAGAATAGCAATGAGGGGCTTTAAGCCCTTCCGCTATTTATTAACAAATATTATTGGCCCGTAAGGGGAGTGGGCAGGCAATCCTGTAACCAACCGTAATAAAGTAGACATGCCGAATTGGAAAAAACTCGTTGTTAGCGGCTCAGACGCTTCTCTCAACTCACTTATTGTAAATAATGCAGTTACTGCTTCATTCTTTAAAGGAGACGGTTCAGCATTAACTAATATAGCCGCTGGCTTTCCATATTCTGGTTCTGCTGTTATTACAGGTTCCCTAATTATATCTCAAAGCGGTATAGTAGTTACCGGCTCAGTAGAAATAACAGGTAGTTTAACTGCTACTGAATACAAAGTAAGAAACGGCACAGGAACACCTACTCTTACCTCAGCAAACAATATTATCTTAAGTGCATCTAATGCAGTGATCATAAAAGACGCTTCATTAAGACTAAATGCATTTACAAACGCACAGACTAGCTCTCTGATCCCATCAGACGGTGAGATAATATACAACTCAGACAGAGAAAGAATACTTCTATATACTGGATCTAATTGGCAACAAGTACTCCTACAGGGAGATACTACAGAAGTTGTTTTAGAAAACGGTATAATCTCCTCTTCAGCTCAAATTACTGCTTTAGGATTTTTATCCTCATCTAATAATGGAATAGTATCTTCGTCTGATCAAATAACAGCTCTAGGATTTATATCCCAATCAGCAGATGGATTCCCATACACAGGATCTGCAATCATTACAGGTTCGCTAAACGTTCAAGGACCTATCACAGCTTCTAAATTTATAGGAGACGGTTCAGAATTAACAGGTCTTACATTTGCTCAATCAGTTACTGTCAAAGAAACCTTTACAAGTTCGTTAGATGTAAATCTTTACCATGGATTTGATTCAAGAAACGTAATAGTATCTGTATATGATTTTAACTATGATGTAGTTATACCTGCACGTATTAGATTAACAGATGAAAATAACGTAAACGTACAATTTGCTAGAGTAACATCTGGACATGTTGTAATAGCCAAAGGAGGTCATATAGTATCCGGTACACAACCTGTATCTGAGCTTGCTACTTTTGCAGATACATTTACAAATACAACTTCCTATACTGCCACTCACAACTTTGGT